CACAGGCCCAACAGGCCGTTGCCGCCAGTTCTATGGAACGGGCAATGGGCTTCGCAGGAAACATGGTTGCCGTATTCCCAGAGATTACCGACAACATTAACTCGGATGAGGCGTTGCGTCAGTACAGCGACATCCTTGGGGTGTCGCCTGACATTATCAGAGACGAAGATGAGGTTGCCCAGATGCGCGAGGCTCGCGAGCAGGAGCAGCAGCAGATGCAGGCAATGGAGCAGGCGGGATCGCTGGCCCAAAACGCCAAGGTACTGAGCGAGACGGATACACAAAATCCTAACGCTTTGACTGATCTTCTAGGAACAGGGCAGTCGGTAGTATGATAGCACAGAAAGTATATGACGCCTCCGACGAGGAACAGGTCCGACAAGCGCGGATCGAAGAGGAGGATACCGAGAAGGACATCGACTTCATTATGTCCCAGCCGAGAGGCAGGCGTTGGGTTTACCGCCTACTCTATGAGCCGACGTTGTCACATATTGAGAACCAGAGCTTTGTACCGGGGTCATCTGATGCGACAGCTTTCAACGAAGGCGCTCGGTCAGTGGGGACTAGAGTTTTAGACGAGGTCAAAAGGCAACCTAAGCTGTACATGCAGATGCTGGAGGAGAACGCCTTCGATGAGTGAAGTAGCGGGAACCTGTCCAGTATGTGGGTGTGACAAGCCGAAGGTTTTTGTGCATGGGCATTACCAGTGTGTGGACTGCAAATGCGTAGCAGACGGAGACTGCTGTTCAGGAGAAGTGGCAGCCCCCAACAACATAGGAGAAGACAATGGCTGAAGAAGCTGTAGAAGAAATCACTGAAGAAGCGCCTGCAGAGGTAGCTGAAGAAGCACCTGCCGAAGAAGAGACAGAGCAGGCTGCCGATAGTGAAGAAGCTCCCAAGACCCTGCTGTCGGGTGACGAGGGTACGGAGGAAGACGGAGTTCCAGACGAATATAAGTTTGAAGCTCCAGAGGGTGCGGAAGTGAACGAGGAAGCGTTGGCTCAGTTTGCCGATACGGCAAAGGAGCTGAAGCTCTCTCAGGCGCAGTACCAATCTCTCATTGAGTATGACATGCAACGACAGGCGGAAGCCGTTCAAGCTATGTCAGATCAGTACAGCAACCGTGTAGCTAGTTGGGCTGAAGAGGCCAAGGCGGACAAGGTAATCGGCGGCGAAGCGCTGGACGAGAACCTTGGCTTAGCCAAACGGGCAATCGAAACTTTTGGGGACGACGATCTTGCACAGATCATGTCTGCTCCTTCTGCCGATAACCCTGATGGACTTGGGCTTGGAAACCATCCCGCTATGATACGGCTGTTTTATCGCGTTGGGAAATCTATAAGCGAAAGTAATTTGGTGACTGGAGACAGCAAAGTCGAAGGGCCATCAGCGCTTGAGCGTATGTATCCCAGCATGTTTCAACAAGCAGGGTAAGGAGCTAGGATATGGCAACCCTCAGTGTGAAGAACCCGACCCTAGCCGATTTGGCGAAGGTTACGGACCCGGATGGGTCAATCGCGGATGTTGTGGAAATCCTCAACTCCACGAACGAAATTCTTCAGGACATGACGTTCCTTGAAGGAAACCTTACTACAGGCCACAGAACATCCATTCGTTCAGGTCTGCCGACACCGACTTGGCGTAAACTCTACGGCGGCGTTCAGCCGACGAAGAGCCGTGCCGTACAGGTGACGGACAACTGTGGTATGATGGAAGACTATGCGGAAGTTGATAAAGCTCTCGTAGACATGGCAGGTGATCCTGCTGCCTTCCGTCTCCAAGAAGATCGCCCACACATTGAAGGCATGAACCAAGAGTTCGCGTCTACTTTGTTCTACGGCGATGAAAGCACAGCACCTGAAGAGTTCACGGGACTGTCTGCTCGCTACAACAGCTTGTCATCTGAAAACGCTGACAACATTGTTGACGCTGGCGGCACAGGATCGGACAACGCTTCAGTTTGGCTGATCTGCTGGGGGCCGAATACCGCTCATGGTATTATCCCCAAAGGGTCCAAGGCTGGTGTCCAGCAACGTGACCTTGGTGAAGTGACCATCGAAAACGTCGATGGCTCTAATGGGCGTATGCAGGCGTACCGCACGCATTATCGTTGGGATGTGGGCCTCACGGTTCGCGACTGGCGTTACCTCGTGCGTATCTGCAACATTGACCGTTCTGAATTGACTGCAGACAAGTCGGGCAGCTCTGCTGACCTCAACGACGTTATGCATCAGGCATGGACGGAACTGCCAAGCACTACGGCAGGACGTTGCGCTTGGTACATGGATAAGCAAGTCTTGTCCTTCTTGCGTCGTCAGTCTTCGGATGGTGTCAAGAACTCGACGCTTTCTGTGGACATGGTTGGTGGTACAATGCAAACGTCATGGGGTGGGTTGCCAATCCGCCGTTGTGACGCCTTGCGTACTAACGAAGCCCGTATCACCTAATCGGCGTCCCTTTAACTGTCCAGATATAGGAGATCGCTATGATTTTGGACGAACTTCTTGAGTTTGCAGATGCTACTGCACTCGACACGTCAGGGACTGACACCGACCTAATTGGTGACGTGATAGACCTTGGCGCTACTGTACCAGACCTTGGCAATGGACAGCCTTTGTACTTCGTGATCCAAGTGGACACGGCGGTAACCTCTGGCGGTTCTGCTACGGTTCAATTCCACCTCGCATCTGATGCGGCGGCAGCTATTGCTACTGATGGCTCAGCGACCTACCACTGGTCGTCTGCTGCTATCGGCAAGGCTACCCTCGTGGCTGGTTACGAGTTGATTACTCCTGTACCTCTCAACGGCTCTAATGCCTATGAGCGGTATCTGGGGATGTTGACGACGACTGGCACAGCGGCTCTTACTGCAGGTAAGGTTAACGCCTTCCTGACGTATGACCCACGAGGCTGGAAGTCATACCCAGACGCCACTAACTAAGTGGCTCAAAACTGGGGGAGGCACTTGTGTCTCCCCCTACTTTGCTAGGAGAGACAAATGCCCCAAGTGGTTTTTAAGGAAGACTTCTTTGACGGAAATCGTCGTTATAAGGCGCATGAAACTTACGACGTTCCTGACAGCGTTGTGCTTCCGACGCAAGATATTATCAGCATCGACGGAAAACCTTTTACGCCTGCCCCCAAGGTAGCAGTCCGAGCCAGAAACGAGGACGGAACGCTTAAAGCAGACGACCCCGAAACGCCTGACGTTAATGAGGCGTGGGAAGGGGGTAAGAAGCCGAAGGCCAAGCGTAAGACTAAAAAGAAAGCCAGCTAAATGGCGAGCCAAGTCCAAATCGCCAAGCTGGCCCTTCAGCATCTTGGGGATCGCTACGACATAAGTGATCTTAGCGAGGCTACCGTTGAGGCTGAACAGGTCAACCTTATTTATGAAGATACACGCGACTGGCTTTTGAGGCAGCACCCTTGGAACTTTGCCAAGAAGTACGCCTCCCCTGCCGAGTTGACGGGAAGCGGAACAACTGCCGTACCCGGTAACTGGGAGAGGATGTACCTTTACCCTCCTGACGCTCTCAGGATGGGAGGAATAGTAAACCCTCTTGGTGACGATCAGCCTGTCCTGAAATTTGAGGTTGCCCGAAATGCCAGTGATGAGCGCATCCTTCTGTGTAACGTCGAGGACGCTGAAATCTTTTACACTGCCCGGATCACTGACCCTACGGATTTTGATCCTGAGTTTACAATGGCGTTTAGCTATGCCTTGGCATCAAAGATGGCAATGCCCTTGACAGGGGAGAGAGCTATCGCTGGTGACCTCATGGCGGAGGCTCGTAACCATATCAGCAGTGCTTGGGAAACGGATAGCAACGAAGGTGTAGAGGAGGCAGCCCCGGATGCCTCTTGGATCAGGGCTAGGGTTGGCCTAGTCACAAACGTCAATACATTTACGGCAAATAATACATGACCAAAGTTATTCAGGCCAATTTTGCGGGGGGTGAGGTATCAGATGCCGTTGCCGCTCGTGTGGATATTGACAAGTATAAGACGTCCGTCGCTAAGGCGGAAAATATGTTTGTGCAAGTCCACGGCGGCCTGAGCAGTCGGACTGGTCTACAGTTTATTGCCGAGGCGAAGACGCCAGCAAATACAGTCAGGCTAATCCCTTTTGAGTTTAATACGACGCAAACGTACATACTGGAGTTTGGTCACCAGTACATGCGGGTCTATAAAGACGGGGGGCAGGTGTTATCAACTTCTGTTACAGATAGTGTCAATGGCATCACCGTCGCCAGCCCAGCGGTCCTGACTTGTACGGGGCATCCATTTTCTGACGGGGATGACGTCTACATAAGCGGCATTGTTGGGATGACCCAGCTTAACCAGAGGACGTTTCGCGTATCCAACAAAACAACAAACACCTTTCAGCTTACTGACTTTGATGGCACGGCAATCAGTAGCGCTGGTTACACTGCGTACTCCTCTGGCGGTACTGTATCTAAGGTCTATGAAATTGCTACTCCTTACGCCGCCGCTGATCTGTTTAATATAAAATATGTGCAGACAGCAGATGTGATGACGCTCACACATCCAACATACGAACAACGTAACCTTACTCGCACCGACCATGACGCTTGGACGCTGTCAGTTATTGAGTTTCAACCTGAACAGGCGTTTCCAACAGGGATAGGCGTAACCGTCAATAGCACGGGTAGCGAGACTGATCGCTATGTGGTCACGGCTGTCAACAGGGATACGGCGGAGGAAAGTCTTCGCGGGTTAAACAGCACCGCAAAGAATATTACGGCAATTACCAAAGCT